GCCGTTTACTCGGGTCACTGTTGCGTAAGGCTTTCCTCTTTTACATAGGACTGATTCGCCTGGGGTGATTGTGGTGTTCATTTGTTCCTCGGTTTGGGGGGTCATCAACATCGTATCCGAGGGCTAAACCAATGTCAACAAATACTTGATGATTGTAGACAATGACCAGAGCAGGGCAGCGAAAATAAATTGTGATTGATTGTGAAGATCAGACAAATATCCTGAGAGCACAGCGACCAGGATTCGAACCACAGTGGCGACGAGTCGA